CTATTCCCATTGTTGCATTATAAACAATTAATGCTGCAACTATTCCCCATATAATAGGTTCAATTAATGTCCAATTATATTTAAAGAAATTAATCATTTGCGTTCCAATGTTAATAATTCCTGTTATTGCTCCCATTACTAAGACTGTAGCATTTCCAAACCCGGTTGCTAAAAGCTGTATGGTTGGCAGATTGTTATGTATTGCATTAAACATACTAACAATCGCCGGCTGTACCTGTTGACCTATAGTTGTTTTAACCGCATCAAAATCCCTTTTATTTCTTGCCATTACTCCCTCAGGGGTTTTAGCCATTGTTTCATTCATCTTTCCTACATTCTGCTCTATTACCTGAGCCAACATATTAGCCTTTTCCATCTCAGTTCCATTTTTCATTACCTTTTCCTGATAATCCGTAAATGAAATGCCTGCACGTCTTAATGCTCCAACCTGACCAGTCATAACCTTACCTGTCATATTACCGATATTAACCATATCCTCATTAGTAACATTAACACCATGCATCTGAACCGCTAAGTCAGCCATCTTAGGTAACAAAGTTTTAACTGCATCTGTCTGATGAAAATATGTTGATGCCTGTTGCGCTCCATTTATTAAAGCTGTCTTTCCAACAACACCATAACCACTTATCTCTGAAGCAAGATTTTTCATCATATTAACCTGTGATGTTCCTGCTCCCTGCATTGCACCCATTACTTCAGTAAGTTTTGTCTCTGCCTGATGTAATTGAGATACCTTTTCATTACATTCACCTATAAAGCTGGCTCCCTGTCTTATAAGAAATATTCCACCAAGAGAAGCTACCAAACCTTTAACTGTGGAAAATAATCCTTTTGCTGAATTTGTCCCCTCTCTTACTTTACCATTGTATGTTTCTTGACTTATTGAAGCTCTTGACGTGTCACTTGCTATCTGCTTAATCTCTGCATCTGCCAATCCTAAATTTGTTCTGGCAGAAGCTAATTTAGAAGTATTAAACATGTTTCCTGACACGCCTTGGGCTCTTTCACATTCATTAATTACAGTTGAGACAGCATTAGTTATGTTCATAAGCGGTGCCGTCATTCTGTCTGTTAACTGAAATGAAGTCATTATTGATGCCATCTCTTTACCTTACCTTTCCAACTTTCTTGCTTTCTTCCTCTTCCTGCTCAACTCTTGCATTAATGGAAGCAATCACAAAAGCTCTCTCATTTTTATCCAAACTCATAAAAAATGAAGGTGTCCAATGAAATTTATGTAGACAGTAATATGCATACATTGAATCAGGATCACCTTCATCTATTAGTTTTTTGCTTCGTTAACTTTATCCTGTAATGTTTCGTCAAATCCGTTAAACTTCTGAATAAATTCAGCAAACTCATTATATTCTCCCGGATTATCAATCATCTGCTTAATTAAGTCTTCCGGATTCATTACACCATAAGAATCCTGTAATTCCTTATTGTATAAATCAGGTTCTGCAACAGATGCACACATCAGCTTTACAATAAACAATGAAGAATTAAATTTTTGTCTGTAAACACCCGGCTTTCCTGTAACCTGAACCTCTGTTGTACACTTTTCTCTAATTCTTTCATATTCCTCAGTTGAAACTGCCTTAATCTTCCAATCCAATGGAGTTCCATTTTCGTCACATAATGAAGCGGTTACCTTATATGCCACGTCATCCTTATATTTCTTATTTTTCTTTAAAAAAGCACTTAAATTAGTTGCCATATTCCTTACCTTCTCTTTCTAAAAAATAATGGATAAGAAGATTTTTAGTTCTCCTTATCCACTTTACTATTACATATATGCAGGTTCCTTATATTCTGAATCCTTGCTGTAGTCCATTGCATATGCCTCAATGTCCTGTTCAATAAAATCTCCATCCGCATCAAATGAAGATAAAAGAACATCTCCTTCTATCATACACTGATGATAAGTTTTCCCTGATGCTCCCATTGATGTTGCCGGATCATTTGATTCAACCTCGGCTTCAAAAGTTGGAAGCATTCCTGTATTCTTGTATTCTTCCACAAGTCTATCAAAAGCCTCCGTACACTTATACAAAGTCATTTTTATTTTAATTTCCAATCCACTTGGCTTTTTGCCTTTAATGGTTTTACCAAGAATCGGTACATCGGCAAGACTAACATTTGCCTTTGCTTCAAAATTCTTAGCATTAAGCATTGCGTATCTTCTGCCTCCAACAGTACAGTATAATGTTGCTAACTTACTTGATGGTGCATCATTAGTATTCATAAATCCACTCATTCTTTACTGCCTCCTTCCTAATCTATGATCGTAGTCATATAAAGTTTTTCCATTACACCTACAATAGTAATATTTGTATTAATTACTACCGCTTTCTTATCTTCACCCTTTTCAACAACAATATCGTCATCACTAAATTTCTCTATTGCTCTTGTATCTACAAGATAATTAAAAATGCTTCTGACATCATTCTTAAGTGATACTCTACCTGCATTGTCATTAGAAATTTTTCCAATATATTTCTTATTAAAAACAGATGCCACATTGTCTGCAATGTAATCAATCACACGAATTGTCTGATTTTCCTGAAAAATGCTCCCCTTATCCTCTGTTACTGTTGTAAGGGAATTAATGTCTCTTAAAACCCTAAGTTCATCACCGCACTTATGAATAACAAACTTTCCTGAAGTTATGGCATTTTCAAGTTCTGCCTGAGTATACTGACAGTTAATTTCTTCCAGTTCTCCATCATATAACATATTTGTACAAGCCTTATTGACACCACAGGCTGCTTCTGCTCCTGCAACCCAGGGAACAACATCCTTTGTGTTCATAACATTAATGATTCCCTCATAATCAGCTTCACAATTATACATTACAGTCTGAAACTTAATACCCATTTCATCACGCATTCTTATTGTCCAGGACTTGTATACTTCCTGTAATTTTGTGTCTGTTTCCATTACCACAACCACATTAAAAGCGTAATTCTCCAATAACTGCATAAACATTATATGAGCCTCATTTGTTGGCTTATCATTAATTCCACCTGTACCTCCTGTTAAGAATGTTCCGGCAGTTTCTTCAAGTTCAAATGATTCCTTCCATTCAATAAATGCATTGTCTTTTAATTCACCTGAATTTGCTACTGTCTGAATGTCAACTAATGTTGTATCCATATAGGTTGACACGTCATACTTTTCTGTCTGATCAATGTTTTTCTTGATAACAATCTTTATTGAATTTCCTCTTGAGCCCTTACACTTGGCATCTGCATACTTACAACCTGCCTTTGCTCCATTATTGTTAATCTTAAAAAACAAACCTTTACTTGCATGTTTAAACACTTCCCTAACATTAATAAGATTTCCATCATATGGACTTCTTCCGAAAACTTCCAATGCAACCTTTTCAAATTCATCAGCAGTCACTTCAAAAATCTTATCATCAGGTCCCCAGTCCAAACATATTGGCATGGCAACCACGCCACTTTCCGTATTGTTCTTAATTGAATTTCTACTAATAACATTTACATAAGTTCCCGGAAGAACCTTATTCTGTGCTGTAAATGTTCCACCTCCTAATGCCATTTAGTTTACCTTTCCTTTCTTCCATTTTTTCAAAATATCATCTGCTTCTTCAACGGAATATTCATCTTCATCATTCAACAGAGCGTTTAAAATATCCCTGTCCTGTAAAAACCTTTTTGACTTCATCAATTCGCTTTTTCCGTATTTTACAGATGCCTTATTCTTTGCTTCCATCTGTTAAACCTCCTACACCTGTTCTTATTTCATAACTTTCAAACTTATCCTTGTCTTCCTGTTTCTCCATAACAAATGTTTCATAAGTTACCTGAAACTGTAAAACACCGTCAACCATCTGACCTGTCATTTCTGCTGAATGAAGCTTAAATCCATCAACCTCAATATCCTTTAACAAGTACTGTAATTCTTCCAGCACTTCCATTCCTTCACCATGACAATTATCACTCTTAGGCCAATACCTGATAATAAATGGAACTGTCTTTAGAAATCGTGGTCCAAGTTTACGTCTTAAGGAAGGATTTAAGCACAAAACAGAAAAACAAGGCTCTTTTAGGCTCTGTTTCACTGCTTCTGTATATATCTCATATTTTTCTTCACCGTAGGACTGCCTTATCTGTCTTACAATCCCTTCAATCATCTTACTTATCATTTAACTGCTCCTGATAACCATTTTTTCAACTTAGCTTCAAGAATACCCGGGGCACTCTGCCTAATCTCTTGTTCAGACAAAGTAAGCATATACTTTCCTTCAACCCATCCTGTCCCGTTTGCCGTTCTATGGCCAAACTCAACATATGATGCATATTCAACAGGATTGATAATCTCTATTACATATGTATCACCGAAATGATGAACAGTAAGAGAATCTGCATAAGACGTTGCAGCCTGATTGGTTCCAGCCGTCCATCCTCTTCTAAGCGTTCCACCTACTTTTCCTGAATTGGAAGGATACGTACCTACCGGAGTTCTTTTAATTACTTTTGCAAGAAGTCTTGCAGCAATCTCCCTTGATGCAGCTTCAAAAAAATCATCAGAATTTCTTGCCATTGCTTCAAGACTGTCCCTTAACTGCTCCAACTGCTTACAATCAATTTTAGAATCACTCACGCCTTATCCTCCACCAAATCAAGCAAAATCTCCTGATGTGTAGGATAAACCGCAGGTCTTCCACTACTTTTGTAGGCTACCACACCACCAACGCCCTTTACCAATATTTTAGAACCCGGCTTAACATTGATTTCAGGTGCCATAAACAATTTAATGACCTGAGTAACATCTGAATCAGCCTCATTCTCTGAATTGGAACTTATATTGCTGTAAGAAAGTCTGCAACAAACATCTGACTGCACCATTACCTCTTTAAAGTTAGTCACAGAAGAAACAACAACCTTTTTCTTTTCAAAAATATCAGCCCTAAAGTCATATGACATTTCTATTGCCTTTCTGGTTCTTAAAACTGTATTTTTCGAAAGCATTTAATCAGCTCCTCTCCACTGCACCTTAATCTGTTCAGCATAACATTAAAAGCCTCATCAGAAGATGTGCCACTGAAATTAACAGAAGTATCTCCTACCTTTACAGAACTTACTGCCTGCTCTAAGTCAAATTCTTCAAGCTTACCTGTTGTCTTAAGCAAATACAAAAATTCACCGCACACTCTTTCACAGGCTGATTCAAACAATCCCTTTGGAAGTTTCTTAACATGGCATCTGGAATTTAACTCAGACACAACCTTATCAATGCAAAACATCAATAATGAATAATCATCTTCCGAATATTCATAGCCAATGTTCTTCAACAATTCTATGACCTTATCTTCCAATAACTCCATCTCCTTCCTTTAGCTGTGAATGCGTGTATGATTTTAATTCAGAATGTTTATACAATGATAAATAATCATTCGAAATAATTGAGACGGATATTGAAAATGTTTCTCCGCAGTTTACAGTCTGCTTACTTAACCTTGCATCAATAATGATGTTTTTATTCATCAAACCACCTCAATTTGTACTCTCTTTTTCAGGATTTCATCAGCAATATAATATGTAATCTCCAAACAATATCGCATTGACTTGCTTAAAGGATTCAACTTCACCGTAATGCAATGCTCATTTATGGTGCAGTTTCCTTCTGTTTCAAGTTCCCTGTCCTTATAGAGCTTATATGTTGCCCTTGATATTTCAAATTCCTCGTTTTTTGTAGACTTAACAAGAAATTTTAAATATTTATCCTCACCTAAAATAAAGTTAATGTTCACACGCATCACCTCTTCTTAATAGTTCTATACAAAAACTGCTTTCTGACAATTCAGAAAAATAATTATCATTTTCCTTTTCAATGTCATATTCTGACGTTACAAAACCAATTTCATAATCATCATTAATGTATGTACATTGGTATGGTAATGGCTCAATGGTAAATTTCATTGCCGTTGCATCATAAGAAAACAAAACATCAGTACAATATGCTATGTTTCCGGCTTCATCAAATGCAGTAAGTTCCATTACATACCTTCCATTCTTTTGTGCCGGTACCTCGGCGGTCCAAATGTCTCCCCTTACTCTCGTAAAGATAACATCCTGACCTTCCACTTTACCAATAAGCCTTACTACCATTTAGTCTGTAACCTCCACAGAAATTGTATATGTTGCGCCGGCATTAACCGGATTTGGTAAAATAGTAACTGACTGAATAACCGGTGCAGTCTGGTCAAGTACAACCTTCTTTGTAACTGTAGATGTCTTTCCTGCTCCATCCTTTGCCGTAATGACAATGGTGTTTTCTCCTGTCACTAATGTAAGTGTCTTTGTAAAGCTTCCATCACTTCCAACTTCAACAGTCTGTTCAGATCCACCATTAAGCTTAATAGTAAGAGTTACCGGTGAGCTTGTAACATCATTAGTAGTACCCTTAACAACAAGAGATGACTGATTTGTAACAAGATTGTCAACCGGTGCTGATACTGACAATTCAGGTGGAACAGTGTCAACAGTAAATGTTACACTCTTCTGAGTTGCAACATTACCATCATAATCACTTGCGGATACCTTAATTGTGTGAGTTTCATCTGACAAAGCTGTAGTTGGTGTATAACTACATGTATAATTCTTTCCTGACTGTGTCTTAGTAATTCCTGTTGTAATAGTCTGGCTATCAATAATAAGCTTAATTGTTGATGGATTAACACCTGAATCTGCATCTGTAACAGTCCAGTTAATAACAGGCTTGTTATTAGTCAACTTAGCAGAAGATGAAGGTGCTGTTATTGAAATAACAGGTGCAACCTTTTCCTTAACCTTAAGCTGTAAGCTTGAACCAAGTGTTGTGTCCGTTGCATCCTTTGTCACACTGTTTCCAGCTTCATCAGTAGCCTTAACCTTAACATTATAATAATGTCCATTCTGATTGTATGATGATGTTGACGGAGCTGTTATTGTAGCCTCATACTTCTTAGTTGTGGCATTATATGTCAGAGTATGGGTTTGTCCGTTAATTACAACCTGTACTGTTTTTACTGCCATAGATAATGCCCTCCTTATCCTAATTTATGCTTAAATGCAACAATTCTAATCTGCTTAGGCTCATAAACAGGATTCCAGTTAGATGGGTCTGCAAGTTCTACTCTTGAAGGGCCTTCTGTCTTTGCCACATTTGCGTTAGTAAAGGCAATTCCTCTAGGATGAAGAATTGTTGTTCTTCTGTTAATAAGGTAATCAACACCTGAACCCTTTCTCTTTGCTCTATCAGTTTCAGTTGGAACAAATCCTTCAGGATTTCCGTTACCTAATGCAACTGCTCCATTACCAAAAAGATATGTTGTATATGCCTTAGTTTTTGAATCATAAGGACATCCATCATCAATAATTACTCTCTTACCCTGATATGTACCAAATGCCACATCATTTGATGGCTGTACTGTTTCGATAAGATTCTGTTTCTTAAGGTATGCTTCTGTTGCTGAATGCATACAAATACCTGTAAGCTGTGCTTTAGCATCTCCTAATTTCTGTTCTGCATCAATAAATGCTGAACCACTCCAATTAGCTGCATTTCCTGAATTACCTGAAATATCTAAAAGATTAGATGCAAGTCTTGTTTCTGCTGCCTTCTGTGGCTCCTTAACTTCCGGAATTGTTCCAAACACACCATTAAGAATTGCAATAAGTTCTTTCTGCATGTCTCTTGCCCAGAACTGTGCCACCAAATCACCGATTGCTTTCATTGGATCTGCTCCTGAAAGTGCTGCTGATAAATCTGTTGCGCTCCACATTTTTGCTCTTCTTAATACTGCTGCCACATCCTTGTTTGAAGTAATTTTGTTATCTTCAAGGTCTGCTCCTTCAATTACCTGCTCTGATTCTCCTGTTAAATCCTCGAAGAATGGCATAGTTACTAATGGTGATGCCTGAGAAGCCAAAGCATCAAATTCAGCATTGTTTGTAACAATTCCACTATTAAATAATGCTGATAATTCCATTGTTCTGTTTAATACGTATGGAGTAAATAACTCCGGTACAATTACGTCCTGTAATGTTGTTCCTGGCATTTCTAATACCTACCTTTCCTAAATTTTTCATTAAATTGTAATTCCGGCTGCTGCTGCCATTTCCTTGGCCTGTGCCGGATTCTCCTTAAGCAGCTTGCCCTGCTCTGTTAAGTTAAATGTTTCCTTGGCAAAAGGATTCTTTGTAGGACTTCCACCCTTGCTAGGTTCATATCCTGCTTTCTGCTTAAACAGATGTGCCATAGTCTTATCTTCCCTGTAAGCCTTAATTGATTCGTCAACATCAATAGGATTGTTGTCCTTGTCAAATGTAAACTTATCAATTCCACCAGCCTTATAGATAAGATAATCAGGATCCAATACTCCCGACTTTGTAAGCTGTTCCTTTAATGCATACTGCTTTGTTGCATTAATCGCAGCAGTCTTAAGATTTCCGATTTCTGCTTCATAATCCTTAATCTTATTCTGGAGTTCCTCATTGTCTCCATTTTCCTTCTTTAATGTTGTGATTGTTGCATTAGCTGTCTTCAATTCCTCGCATTTATCATTAAACACGTTCTTTGGTACAGCGTGCTTAGGAAACTCTTTCTTTGCAGCTTCCATTACTTCATCAACATTAAGCTTTCCATCTGTAATCTGTGCTTTTTCAAGCAATTCCTTTAACCATTCCATTTTTACTACCTCCATAGATGTTTTATTCCAGTTCTACTGGTGATTGGATTCTACCGATATACCTTCGGCAAGGTATTTCTGTTCTTTAGTGCCTGCAGAAAAAGGCATATAAAAAGAGAGCCTATTTCTAAGCTCTCTGATTAACGTTATTAAATTTTCAAAACATTTCAGGTCTTTTTTCAGAATATTGCACTGGGACAACTGATTGACTTCCAGCATTGCTAATTTTACTTGAAAGTTCTTCTATTCTGTTACTAAGTCTAATAAAAGTATCAATGTCATCAATTCTACATTTACTCTGCATTTCCCTGCATCTTGTAATCTGCTCCAGTATTTCTTCTTTGTACATATTTGTCCTTTCAGTTTATTTTTGCTGTTCTTTCAGCAAGTCTGATGTTTTAACACACTGAAAAAGCACCCCTTTCAGGTGCTTCTTACTGATTAAATCTTTTGAAATTTTTATCATCAAATTCTGCGACAAGCATTTCATTGTGCTTCTGTTCCGCTAATCTAAGAATACGTGCTTTTTCTTTTTCATCAGCGGTTTCTCTTGCCTTTTTTAAAAGTTCTCTATGTTCACGAACTAATCTATCATTGTATTTATTATGTTCTAACATAAGCCTATACCTCTTTTACCTTAATTACACACACCACTTGTTTTTTTAATTCGTCTTCCCATTCGGTTAGATCATCCGAGAAATATAATAAATCTTTTCGTCTTGAAACATAGTCATACTTGCTTTCTGTAACAATTTCAAGCACTTCATATTTTGAACCACACAATACTTCCGCTTCTCTACTACCATAACTTAAAATATGCTGAACACCAACACCAGTTTTATTTTCTAAACATTCAAGAATGACTGTACTGGATTCGACGGCTTGTGTAGATGCTGCGCCAAATGCTTCTGCAACTCTTTTATCACTTGACCAACTGGATATTATACCCTTTGATGGTATTTTATCACCCGGTTTCAAACGTGTAAATTCTGAAATATCATAATCTGAACTTTCAGAAAAGCACAAACCACGGTAAACCGTACCATCATATACCGGCATTCTGTCAAGTCCGTCGCGTATAGTTTTAGCAGTTGAACCTTCACCTGCAAGAATTGAAGCATAATCACCGCCAAAGTATTCTTTCAAAGCACTATGAAATTCTGTTGCCTGTTATTCTGAATATCCTGTATCAACCTTAATTTGTTCAAAGGCTTTTGCATTATATTCATCAAGTTTATCATTAGGTACTTTTCCTGGAAAACCAGTGTCTAACTGACCACGCGATTCCTTTTGCAGTAATAAATCTGAACGTTGCTTTTCAGCATTCCTAATTTCTTCATCAAGATTTTTAAGTTTGGTAAACGTTGCATCACCATCAGATGCATCACCATAACCTTCTTCGATTGAAGAAAATTCAGAAAACCATTCATCATAAGAATAACCATCTGTAGCATCACTAAATTGATTTTTCAATTCATCAATCCTGTTATCCTGTTCAGAAATTTTATTCTTTAATGATATTGTATCATCTGTCTTAGTTTCTTTCAAATCATCTGTCTGACCATCAACAAATGATTTTTTCCATTCAGGATAGGTCATATCTGCAGGAACATAGTAGTTATTACCATCTTCATCTCTTGCAATTCTCTCACCTTTTGCAAATTCATCATCAAAATAAGGTGCTGTACAACTTCTACAGTTAACGTGAAATGGCGGAGCTGTTACACCCTCTTCATATTCACTCATCTTGAATACTTTTCCATCCATTTCCTGGCAGATGTCTGATGTATGACCGTCCAATGTGGCTACAATCTCATATCTTTCAACATCCAACTCCTTAAAGCATTCCTTTTGAGCTGTTGAACTAAAATACGCCGATTCAGTCATTACAAGTCTTCCGGCATTAGCCTTGCTTACATTCATTTTGCTTGCAATCTGGCTTATTGCCTTGTCTGGTCCTGCACCTGTAATACACATCTGGCTTAAACTTGTATGTAACTGATTTATAAGCTGTGTCTTGTTGCCCCATATTCTGTCACTGAAATTCTTGCCATCAGCTAACCAAGGCTTACTTACCACTTTTTCAATTAATCTGTCATTTAATGCTGCAAAGTTCGAGCCGACACCAACGCCTTTTTGAATTTCATAAGCTGTTCTGTAATAACTTTCCTTATATACGTCTTTTATGTGTTTGCTTACTTCGTCGTTCAAATTACCAAATGCTACTTCTGCCTGTTGTCTACACTGTAACTCCAACGCTTCAAGCCTGCTTATGTGAGCCTTGGCAGATGCATTTTCAAGTTCCTTTACCCATTCACCTGAAAAAGCGTTTTCCCTGCCCTTTTTTATGTATTCCTCTACATCCCACTTAAGTTCCTTTAATTCCTTATCATTAAGGGACTTTCTTGCTTCCAACAGAGACATATTATTGTTATCCGCATACCTCTGATACCAGGCATTTATCTTTTCTTCAATTATCTTCTGAGACTTATCAAACTGCTCCTGAATATCCATTGTCTTCTTTACGGAAGTCTGATGTGTTGCTTCTTCCATTTCAACAAATCTTTTCGTCCAATATTCGCTATTCTTCATTTGCTCCACCTACTGAGTTATCGCCCTCTTTAGTCGAATCATCACCATTATTTCCATCTCCATTTGGCTGTTTAGCAAACATCTGTTGATATACGTCAGAATTCTGTGCCTTTTCTTCATTTTCCTTCTGAATCTGTTTAAGCTCTGCTTCCACATCCTCAACAAACGGATGATTCTTAAGTATAGTTTTCTGGCTAATGATTCCAACACTGTCCTTGCATATGGCTGCCTGCTCCTGCTCATTCTTAATACAGGTTCTTGTCCATGTCTGAACAATGTTGTCACACTTAATGTTCTTAAAGTTGCAGATTGCTCTTACCAGCTTTGCAAAGCCCAACTGAAACTCTGTTTCCATTAAACCTGTTTTCATTTCCAACAATGAATACATAAACTTAAGAGCCTCTCCTGACTGATTACCAAAATTCTCTGGTCTTGGATCAAATCCCTGCCCCTGTTCGAAAATAGCCTTTCTTGTGGCATCAAGAACACTGTTTCTTGCTTCAATAGGAATCTCAATGTTAAGAGTGCTTACACCTGCACCTTCATCTGAATCCATTTTTATAACCTTGTATTTCTTCAAATCCTGCAAGAATCCATTTAAATCTGTTCCACCATATCCGGAAAGAACAAATATAAGCTCCTGAACATCTTCAAGGTCATTAATAAAGCCACTAAACACCTTGTCGTACACATCAATCAAAGGCTTAATGTTATCAAGGTCAGAAGACTTAATGTTGTTATTAAAAAACGGAATGAAAGGTATTTCCTCCATTCCGTGTCTGTACTCATTTACAAGTTCACCTGTTGTCGGGTTTTCAAACATTGCATAATCTGTTAAGTTATCATAATTTAAATCTGATTGAAGTCTTCTGTATACCTGACATTCCTCTTTGTTCCAATATTCATAAATTGTGTAATTTTTTCCATCTGTTTCATCTATCTGAGTATATACTCTTAATGCTCCTATCAGTTTCTGTTTTGCTGACTTATTCCATATCGGAACAATCTGTTTGCTATTAATAACTGCCCACTCAAAATCATTAAACTCATTGGTCCAATAATGAATCCATGCAACACCTGCATTGGCTGCATTAACGCAAAGCTCCATACACTCTTTTCTATATTCATCTCCCAATGACTTTAATATTTCTGAATTAGCCTTTGAATTACCAATATCAAAAGTAGGCGGTGTAGTAAATGCATAAGCTGCTTTCTGGTTAACCATCAGTCCGTGAAAGTTGCGTGGTATTCTGTTATCTGCATTTCTTAGTGGATGACCTTCTTCATCCTTTTTTTCTTCTCCATAAAGTATGTCACTCTGATTTTTATAATATCTGTCAGCAATGTCACATCTAACCATATACATTGCATGCCCCGGCATATACTGACTTAATAATTCCTTCATTCTAACTAAATCCACTTGTTTCACCTCTTTACTTTAATACTGATAATCCATCAGACTTCTTTGCACAGTCCTCTGCAATGCCTGTAGTTGCGTCCTGTGCATCATCGTGGTCATTTTTTCCCTCTCTCTGATACCTTGACATAGCCTTGTAATAATCGGGCCATCTGTTCTTCCAGTCTTCCGGGAAATATATGTGTTGCATTACCCACGCTGAATTTGAAAAAATTCTCGCATTCTTGTTGTTATGCTGTGTAAACCATTTAATAACTGTCTTATTGCTTTTAAGCTCCTCCTGAAGTATTCGCTTAACACTTCTTGCAAAACCTCTACCACCATTATTTGATTCAATTCTTGCAACATTAACATTTCCATCAAATAACAGCTTGGCAGTTAACGGCTCTGTTACTTCCATTGGTTCCTGAGTGTATATCAAATCAAGAACATACGCTTCATTGTCAAAAGTTACACCATAATTAATACTGCACAGGTAATCCTTACCTTCATCTGCTGTATCCGTGTAATTTCTAATCTGCTTAAACTGTGGTGCTTCCTTATACGTCTTAAATGAAGTGTACATTCTTCCCTTTATGTCAATAGGATTCTGCTGGTAGTTCGCTTCTGCAATGTCTATTCCCATTGACATCTTTTTATTTTCGTATGACCTTTTTGACAAAATTTCAGGACAAAGCATTGTTCCATCTTCCTTAACAGCCTTATAGCATATATGCCTTACCTTTACGCCTATGCTCTTAAAGTGTTCCAATGCCCTGCCAGCCAAATCCAAACTATGCCATCTTGTCATTACAATAATAATCTTGCCCCCCTCTTCAAGTCTTGACATCATTGTGTCCGTAAACCAGGTCCAATGATTATCCAGAATATTTGCATTATTAGCTTCCAGTGCTGACTTAATCAAGTCATCAATAATCATTAACGTTGCACCAAAACCTGTTGCCGTTCCTGTTGGGGATGTTGCCAAATAATTGTTATAGCCATTTTCAAGTGACCACATATTCATTGCACCATCACCACGTTTAATGGTTACTCCCGGGAACACATCTGAATAAACAGCCTTGTTTTCATCTGCCTTTGTTTCAAGAATCGTGTTTCTCACGCCCTTTGAAAACGTTGTAGACAATGTTTCATTGTATGAGCCTGTCATAATCTTCTGTGTTTGGTCATTTCCAAGAACCCATTCAACAAAATTGCCAACAGTTCTAGACTTTCCATGTCTTGGTGGCATATTAACAACCATTACTTCATAATCTGATTTTATGAACTGCTGCAACTCATTACAGAAATCACGTAAAAAACCCCTGTCTTCCTTGTAGAAGTCAGGAGCCTTTAATTTGCAGTACTGCCAAAAATTTCTTCTTGCCAGCTCTACCCTTGCATAAAGCTTTATTAAATTCTTATTCAGATTCAAGGTCCTCACCTGCCAATCTAAGCAGTTGTTCAGTACTTAATCCCTCAAAAGGATTATTAACATTTCCTGACACCTCAACCTTATCCTTAAACATTCCTAAATGTCTTCCCAACAGTTCCAAAGCCTTTACCTTGTCATAGGTAGTCAGCTCTATTCCATTCTTACCCTGCTTAATACCTGAAATAGCCTTAATCTGTCTTCTTGAAAGCTCATCAGTTTCAGTAATCTCAACTGCCTGATAATACATCTGATTTCCTTCACTATCCAATGCCGGGACATAATCACCATCCGGTGTCTTCATCATCACCGGCTTAGTCACAACCTTGGCATACTCAGAACCATTGGCAAAGGCAACTGCTGCAAGCTCCTGAATCACATCATCCTGCGTAACCTCAATTCTTTCCAGCCTGTCCTTAATTCTTTCATCTATGTATTCCTTAATCTCCGGAACATTCATAAGACGAGCGGCTGCCGCTGCTGCTGTATTATCATTTTTGACGTGTGGATATGCTTCCTTATACGCCCTTGTTCCATTCAGATCAATTAAATATTCATTTGCAAATATAACTTGTCTGTCAGTCACTGCAACCGCTCCTTTCTTACCGAATTTATTTTATAAGCACTCTGCTTCTTTAAAAGCATCAAATATTTTAGGAAATTGAATAGCAAACCAATCCACCATTTCTTCGTTCAGTGCCCAACAATCTGACGAATTACTGTTACTCCATAATCCTGATTCATATAAAAACGCATGTATTATTTCGTGTCTAACTACCTGTTTCATGTATAACTGCAAATCTCTTACTGAATCTTTCTCTTGTACCAATTCTGCAATTTTAATTGTTTTTATTGAATAATCCATAATGCCGTCTGAACCTTCAGGCATTTGCTCATCTGGAACATCGTATTTAATTGTGTATTCTGATCCTAATATATTTACTTTTTTATCCTGCATTTTTCTCCTATTTTCCTACGAAAAAAGACAGCCTTTCGACTGCCTTAAGACGTTTTACCATAAATACTTTTAGAGGGTTTCATTCAGATAAACAAAAGATAACAAAAAATTCCCTTTTCTGTTTTACCCTTTACTCTATCATTTTAGCACTGATTAATATAAACTTCTATCAATTGTTTAATACTTTATCAAGTTCTAATAGAGCTCTGCCGTGTAATTTGCATACCCACTGGTATGTATAATTCATCTCCAATGCTATCTCTTCCCATTTCTTGCTCTGGCAGTATCTCTTGTACAAAATCTGCTCATATTCAGGATTGTTTAACTTCTGTATGTTGATTATTACGTTTGCTCTGGCTAAAGCAAATTCACGCATTAAATCATTCCATTCACATTCCTTTTCATTAATCTTACAGATTGTTTCTGCCATCTTATCCTGCGTTCCTGAAGACAGTACCCTTTCGCCCTGTTGGATTGCTCCAGTACTCACCACCATTTCCCTTAGGGCATCTATCTCTTCTTTTAGAATTTTCATCTTAGATTCAAGATTTCTAACCTGATTCAAGCATTCCTTTGCTGTCATTTCTTCCAAACTCTCAATCCTTTCTCTATTTTTCTGCATAAAAAAAACCAACCACCGAATATTGGTAGTTGGTCTGTTATTTACTTATATTTTCTATTTGAAACTTCATCCAGAATAATCGACAACAATAAGAGTAATCCGTCTTTTTCTTTATCAATAAGCCCCATTTTTCTTCTTACATCATGTCCATATGTCATATACGAATATTGTTCAAAAACTTCTTCCCAATCATTTATATTATATGTGCATCCTTCATAAACAAACATCATATTTTCCTTGTATTTGTTCATTATGTAGCGAACAACATCTCCATCTTCAAAATGTGAAATTATATCATCAACTCTTTCTGATTCTCCTAATGAAATAAGTGACATAATATCATATCCGAACATTTCCAGTCTATCATTCCACTTTCCAATCTCTGTAAATTTTGTTTTATTCTCCATATATAACTCCTTTACAACTTCTAAATATTTATTTTTAAATTATACCATTCCAACTACCAATATTCAATTGTCAATGTACCTTTGTTTCTAATCCTTATCCTGCAACTTACATATCGCCCACAAGACGAACACTGCTCCAATTACCAGGACTATTGCCAATGTGTTAATTATCGCCACTTACTCCACTACCTTCCACAATCTTAATTGCTTTATTTGAGCCTATAACATCAACTTGTCCTACTTTACCGCTATTATCATTAATTACATTTATCCTTGCTGTCCATTCTTCTATTTCTTCTATGACCTTATCCACATCGTATGCTGTCGGTTGATTTTCAATCGCTTTTATGCAATCTTGAATTACTGCACTTACGTTTATACTTTCAATATCTTGCACATCAATAGGGCTTTGCTGCAGCATAAAATCATTTAAATGTAAAATTAATTTGTCTGCATCTATTAATCTCATTTCTTCCCTCCTATTCGAAACTCTGTAAGAGATTTAGAGCTAAATCGTATAAACTTTTTCTTACCACATCTGCGACAAGTAACTTTAACTTCTCCGTCTCCATAAATTGAATTAATTTCATAGATATGTTTGCAAAGAAATTTAATCTTGTGTTCATATTTCATTCGCTTTTTTATTTTAGAAAACAAAAAAATTAAAATTTTAACTATATGAATAAATATGGTTGCAATCCCTATTCCTACAAATACAAGAATTAATATGTGCAACATTTATAAATAACTCCAATCTAATATGTATTTTGTCCGCAATTTTTACAGTAGCCTGAATGAATCATTAAGCATTTACATCTTGGACAAAAATATTTTCCTTTAAGAACTGTTCTTGAAATTTTTTCCTGCTTTTCAAGGGCTGAGATTGCCATATCTAATGCTTGGTTCATATAGTTGTATGGCTGAATAGTAAATCTGCTTTCTTTTAAACGTTTGATTGCTTCTTCCTGTGTTATCGCTTTCTGCTCTTTCATTCCTTATTTCTCCTTAATTCAACACTAATGTTACATTATCTAATAAATGTACAAGATTATCTTTGAAATAGAATAATTCTCCAGCACAGGAAGAATTAATATTTACAGCATTATATGTCATATAAGACGCTGAGCTCTTTCTATCATTAATTTCTTTCGTTTTTAGATAATAATTGCTTTCAAATTCAAATACATCTCCGACTACTAGTTCTTCGAATTTTCTTAAATTACTTCTGTTATCTTCAATCTTCATCTTTCCATCTCCTTTCAACCTATAGCGTGATATGCTATCCAAACGATAAATATAAAAATTGCAATTAAGCACTCTGCCAGAAAAATATATGCATATACATCACTGTCAAATATGTTAATTAAAATCCATATATTCCCAATCGCTAGTATGCCTATTAGCATTGCCTTA